GGCATGCACATTTTTGTTGCAACTCTAGCACCATCGCCACCAATATTATTAACTGGATTCAAATACTTGTCGTCATTCCACACTTCGTGTTTTGCTAAACTCTTATACCATTCTGGAACATGTTTAATTGCAGGTTCTGGCGGGGTATACAAACCTTCATAGTTAGTTCCACCACCTGGTGTAAAAGATATCTTTAATGGATCACTCATTACTTATATTCTTTTTTTTGTCTAAACTTCTCTTTATATGAGTTTTTAAAACTACTTCTAACCATCAGTCTTTGTTTTTCTATTTCATCTTTACCGTCTGAATATATGACGCACTCTGAATCCCATGACTCTCTTTTAACTGGTATGGCCTGAATTAATGGTGTGCCCTGCTTGATAATGCCCTTAAAATCTTTTTTAATATACATAGAAAAATGTCCATCTGATGCAAACTTATCTGTATCAACAAAGGCTTCAAATGCTTTAAACGGAACTGCATCTTGATGAAACGGATGAGTAAATATAGTACTATATCCTTTTGGTGTCATTATAGACCAAAATGGCAATATTCTAAAAATTTGTTTGTGATATAAATTAGTATCTACAGGATAGTTAGATATTTGCTCTGCTGTATGTGTTGCAACCATGTCGTTACCAACAAACTTAAGTTCATTTGGAACGCTCCAGGTTATTTTTTCTGGATTAGTGGCATCTACATATACGTCCATTGGGAACTTAATAATATATCCAGCAGTCATTAAATCAAAAACTGGCATGCATCTTTTTATAGTTCCGCTGCTTCCACCTTTAGCAATAAAGTCTTTGTATTCATCGCCTATAAATCCTGGTTGTTGTCTATACCATTCTGGAATAAATTTTGATGCTGGTTCTGGTTTTGGTGCAAACATTGCTGTCTTATCATTAAAAGGATAAAACTTAATCCTGTTCATACAGTTTCCTTACTCTCTCTACCATTATATCACTTGCCTTAAATCTAATATTATACATTGGGCTAAACCTTGGTATTTTACCAAATTCGTGATCAATCATATGACGACCCTTATTCTTAAAATGAAAATAAACAAAGTCAGTTTCAATCATAAGAGTACTTTTTGGTATTGTTTTAAAATTCATGATTCCTGGGTATATAATAAATGGAGAATCTTCTGGCTGTTCTATAAAAGCATTGATGTTTTCATCTATTAGCCAGGGCATATAAAATCTAAAAACACCATTGAAACAGTCTTTAGGTAACTCAGGTGGCTCTTGATCTGACAAATAGTACTGTCTAATCCATGGTCTGTCTAAACTATATAAACCATCTTCTTTTTGAAGCAAAAATATTTCAGCATGATTAGTTTGTTGAAGTACAACCTCGTTATTATTTATGCTTATCAATTTAGGTTTTTGATATAGCCTACTAGCGTATAGATTTATTGGTTTAACAATACTATCAGTATACTTATCCTTAATTCCTTCTTGATAAGAAAGCCACCTTGAGGTGACTCTAGATCTTTCATTGATATATAAAAAAGATTCTGATTTGGATTTATACCAAATATCAAAATCTAATTTTAAAGGATCAACAATTTCTTGACTCACTCTTCTTCTAACCAATCTTTATTTAATAATTCTTTTGGTATAACCTTGTATCCACTTCTATCAATGCCAATCTCATATCCTTTTTCAGCCTCTATCCAACCTAGCAAGTTAACTCTTCTATACTCAGAATCTGCAAGTTCTGCACCCCAAATAATCAAACCACGATTAAGATCTTTTTCACGTACTGCTGGACCAGACTGTGTTCTTACTCTTCTTACCTCTATGTTTGTTCCTACATCTGGCATGTCTTTATATTTTTTATGCTTTCTACCGTCCCAAACTGAGGCATGCCAATATTGGTTTGTATACTTGGCAACTGCTAATTCACAAATTGCTGATGCAGGTTGAGCGTTTCTATCTTCTTCCATGCTAGATCTATTGTAGTATGAAGCATCTACTTTATTCCAATTCTCTGTGTATCTTCGCATACCAACCATATAAGCATGTTCGTATTCCCATGGTTCTAATTCAACTATCAATTGTGTTCCTATTCTGTTAGCATTGCGAGCCTCGACTCAGGATTGAACTGAGGACCTTCCGCTTACAAGGCGGACGCACTACCACTGTGCTATCGAGGCGTAGGAGTAACAGGACTTGAACCTGTGATAGCCGAATTATGAGTTCGGTGCCTTAACCTACTTGGCTATACTCCCTTTGGCTGGCGTGGTAGGTCTCGATCCTACGACTTCGAAATTAACAGTTTCGCACTCTGCCAACTGAGTTACACGCCATTGTTTTTAACTGCTTGGTTCAACTTTAATTACATCACCAAAATCTCCAGATTCGATTACTGTAATTTTAGATCCCCAAACATTTACACTTTCACCAGTTTGAAATGCAGCAAGTTCTTCTGGTTTAGAGTATGCACACTTCTTTTTCTTTCCTGGACTTTGAACTAAATTAAATCCATTCTGAAACTGATGCCTATCAATTGTATAAATCAAAACACCATTTTGACATTTTGGAATTTTAAAATTATACCCTGTAGATCTAATAGATTCCAAAACAACAGATTGGTATCTGTTTAAAGGAATCATTAATAGTTTTTCATTTCCACCTTTAATGCTTGAAGGCTTAAGCCAGTGTGTTGTGCTCTTGTTCATTGGAGCACATCTAACTTGATCATCTGTAATCATATTGGTCATCCACTTGTCCCAAGCAAGCATTTCTGCTTCCATCATGGCCGTTAGTCCCCATGGTCCAAGTCCTAGTTCAGTACTTAGGGTTCCAGAAGAATGCATCCATTCGTGCAGTTGTCCAACTGGACCTGCACCTGTAAATCTTTTAACATCATAGTTATATATGTGATCTGTTACATAGATACGCGTAAAAGGCTTTTCATTAGTTTGAATTACTTGACGATAGTTGGCATACCCCATCATATCTTTTCTTTTTGTTGTTGGTGGTCCAACAATCCAAATATGGTTTGCAACAGAGAAATCAATTTCAGGATCAGCAACCTTTACTACATCTTCTGCAAGTCTTGCAAAATTTGGTTGTGCTTGATCAGGATGACCTTGACCATTACCTCTAATCCACTTATCACCAACATCATAAGACTTGATAGTATTTTGAATCATAAAGTATTTGTCTGGAACAATTATGTCAAATGTAGTTGGAACATCGCTCATATTCTTAATCATGTCTTCCATGCCTTTAAACCATTCTTTATAATCTTTTTGAGGATTAGTCTTAACTTTATAGTCAGGACTTTGAAATGGAATAATCAATAACTTGTAATGAGGATTAACTATATCTCCTGCTGCTGCTTGCTTGTTCCAATCAGGGAACATTTCTAATCTACATTGTTGAGTGGGAAGTAACTCGCCCCTATTGGTTTGAGTAGTTTTTGGTTGTTCTTTGGTAAGTTTTGATTTTACATATCTAAAAGTATATAAACAAGTATGATTGCGTGCTTTATCTTGAAACTCTTTCCATGCCTTTGGCACTTTTGGATCATAAGCACATCTTGGAGAAGGGGGTGAATCATTTCCTTCTGCTATTGCTGGAATAGATATAGTAGATAAAACTAAAGACAAGACAATAATTATTTTTTTCAATTTATGATAACTCCATTAATCTAATTACATAACAACATGGGTCGCCACCTTGGTCCCATTCTTCTTGTTCTTCTTCACTCATGTATTGAAAACCACCATCATGAGTACTGCAAAATGGCTCAGTTATCCAACCTTTATCAATGCCTTGTAACAGCCAAATTTCAAATTCTGTATTCATGTATCTAGTATAGACCTAGATGCTTACCGTGTCAATAGGACCAGTGCAAGATGTTGAAAAATTAATAGCAGCACCTACTGCTTGAATAACTCTGTTTCTTCCATTTTTTTGTTTTTGAGTAGAATACATTGATCCAAGTGCAAATTCTGATGCTGACCCCATTGCTAAATAATCTAAATCATATTCTGTTAATGACATATCTACAGCACTGTGTTCAAAAATTCTACCCTTAACACAGACGATCATTCCAAAGTCTGAGTCTTTAGAAACATCAACCCACCATTTATCATAAAAATCTCTTAAAGATATTAAAAATTTTGTATACATAAATTTGTCTAGGTTTCCTTCTGGAGCAGGTGGTTTAAAGTTTAATCTTATTCTTTCACCATCCATGGTGCCAGCATATCCAATTAGGTATTGACCAGTTTTCCAAACCTTTGGTGCCGTTAAAGTAAGCATGCTGTTTTCATCTGATGCACCTCTGTCACCAGCCATATAAATCTTATTTTCTTGTCTAACTACCGCAATGCAGGTCAAATGAAACCCTCTCTAGATATGGTTACTTTAAGTATACCATTACCCAGGGAGGGTGTCAAATACCTACTTAGATTTTTTGTCTACTGAGTTAAATGCACTATTTATTTCTTCGATACTCAATCTTCCGTCATCAATAAACCCTCTTGCTAGTTTTTCAACTACTGTAGCAACCCCTAGAGTTCCTGCAAGGATTATTGCACTCACGGTATCAATACCAATAATTGCACCAGCACCAATAACTCCAAGTCCATTGGCTGCAAATACAGCGATTATTCTAAGTAGAATATTTTTAATAC